AACCAATGGTTCACTCTTCAGAAAGGAAGAAATAAAATGAAATTTACAGAAAAAGAAATAAAAAAAAAGTTAATAAAAGACCATAATATTTCTAAAGATTGGTTAGATAAACATTTAACAGTAATCAATATGACTTCAAAAGATATAGAGGAGATTTTAACACCAACAAAAAGAAAGGAAGAAACAAAATGATTAGTTTTACTCAAGGTTATTTTGCAGATTGTGTAGAGGATTTAAACCTACCTAAAGAATGGGAGAATATTTCATATGGCAATGATATTTGCCCAAGTTATTTATATAAAGGTTATGTAATATTCATAGATCACAAAAACAAAAACAAAAGAGAAGTTCAAGATCAATTCAGATTTTTAATTATGTCTTTTGATTCTACTATGCAATCTTATAATACTGATTATCATTTATTACATACTGATTCTTTTAAAAAGGTTTTAAACTTTTTAAAAACTAATTAATATAAATAGATCCAAATCATAAGAGCAAGTTTAATATCTTGCTCTTATACTTTCACTTACTTAACTCACTCAACTCATTCAACTCACTCAACAAGGCTCATTCTCTAAATCAAAATCATTTTCATTTTACTGTTTTTCAATCAGATGGACGAGCGAGGGTTCTCTCCATTTCTCCTAAACTCTAACACGGATATATGTAAACATTTGAATTTTATTATGATTTGATTATAATGTGTTTATGAGCAAACCATTAAAAGCCGACATACTCACAACAGATAAGATGAGGCTCGAAGTTGAAAGGCTTTGGATTCAGCATATAAAACTTTGTCAAGATCATTTTTTGTATTTTGTACAAGAGGTTTGGCCTGATTTTATATGTCGTAAAGAAAAAGATAAAAGTAAGTGGGGCCATCATCAGATAATAGCTGGTGAATTTAGTAATGTTGCGCAAAATAAAAAAGGGAGGCTCATTGTTAATATGCCTCCTAGACATACTAAATCAGAATTTGCATCTGTTTATTTTCCTGCTTGGATGATAGGGAAGTTCCCAAAAATGAAAATTATGCAGGTTTCTCATAATACAGAACTTGCAGTAAGGTTCGGTTCTAAGGTTCGTAATATTATTGATTCTCCTGAGTATAAACAAATATTTGGGGATGTTAAACTTCGTGAGGACTCCAAGGCAAAAGGTCGTTGGGAAACTAATCACGGGGGTGAGTATTATGCCGCCGGCGTTGGGGCGAGTATCACGGGTCGTGGTGCGGACTTACTGATTATTGATGATCCACACACGGAACAAGATTCAATGTCCGATATTGCTATGGAGCGAGCTTATGATTGGTATACTTCTGGTCCACGACAGAGATTACAACCAGGAGGCTCAATATTATTAGTTATGACTAGATGGGCAGAGGATGATTTAACAGGCAGATTATTGAAGGCTCAAACTGAACCTAAAGCGGATAGTTGGCGACAAATTTCATTTCCTGCGATTCTTGACTCAGGGAACCCTGTATGGCCAGAGTATTGGAATTTAGAAGAGTTGGAAAAGATCAAAGCTTCTGTTCCCATACGGAATTGGTCTGCACAGTATATGCAAAACCCTACTTCTGAGGAGGGGGCTATTTTAAAAAGGGAGTGGTGGCGTGCTTGGAAGGGTGATAACATACCTAATTTAATGCATGTAATACAGAGTTATGATACGGCATTTAGTAAAAAGGAAACAGCAGATTATTCTGCTATTACGACTTGGGGTGTATTTTTTCCAGAAGAAGGTGGAGCTCCACATATGATATTATTGGATGCGATTAGGGGTAAGTATGATTTTCCAGAACTAAAGGCTGTTGCTTTAGATGCTAATAAGTATTGGGAACCTGAAACTATAATTATTGAGCAAAAAGCAAGTGGGGAACCTTTGACTCAGGAATTTAGAAGAATGGGTATACCTGTTGTACCTTTTGTTCCAAGTAAGGGTAATGATAAATACACAAGAGTAAATGCCTGTGCTCCTGTTTTTGAAAGTGGGCAAGTGTGGTATCCTTATGGTGAAAAATTTGCAGATGATGTTATGGATGAATGTGCTGCTTTTCCACATGGGGCTAATGATGACTATGTTGATTCAACTACACAAGCTGTGTTAAGATACAGACAAGGTAACTTCATTGAGTTATACTCAGATTATGTTGATGATGAAGAATTGCCGTTAAAGGAGTATAAGTATTACACATGAGTATGGAAGATTACGAAAAAAAATCTAAAAAATTTGCAATATTAGGGGATCTTTTAGGGAAGGATACTTCTCTTAGTGGATTGCTAGGTCTTAACAAGAAAACCAAAAGAGCACCTAGACACCAAGATATGAGTATGTTCAGAAGGCGTAAAGATTATTCGCCTAGGGAAGAATATGCTATTGTTAATAAAAAAGTACCTAGTATTTCTAACTTAACAAAAATGATTACTATGGATGATTTAAAATTAACTTCAGTAGAACCTGATTTACGTTCTTTAAGAAATTTAAGACTTGCAAAAAAAGGTCAATTCGTTCAAGCTAAATGTAAAATAGGTAAAAATAAACCCACAAAGGTTACTTAATGGCTGAAGAAGAGATTTTAGAGGAACAGGCACCTGAACCTGTTGATGTGTTGGTTGAGCAACCAACGGACGAAATTGTTGATGAAGAATTTGTAAAAAGTGAAGAAGACGATTTTTACAACAACATTGCTGAAGATTTAGATGATCGCACTCTTTCTGCAATTTCCAATGATTTAATTTCAGAATATAAAAAAGATAAAGAGTCCAGAAGCGATTGGGAAAAATCCTATACTTCCGGTTTAGATTTACTTGGTTTCAAGTATATGGCAGAAGGTCAGCCGTTCCGTGGAGCGTCAGGCGTGACTCATCCATTATTATCCGAGGCTGTTACGCAGTTTCAAGCACAGGCCTATAAAGAATTATTACCGAGCGATGGTCCGGTAAGGACGCATGTTGTAGGTGATATGAGTAAGGAAAAGGAAGAACAGGCAGAGCGTGTAAAAGAATTTATGAATTATATGATAATGGAGAAGATGGAGGAATACACTCCTGAATTTGATCAATTATTATTTTATCTTCCTTTAGCTGGTTCTGCATTTAAGAAAATTTACTATGATGAGATTCGTCAAAGAGCTGTAAGCAAGTTTGTTCCTGCTGAAGATTTAGTGGTACCTTATTATGCTACGGATTTACAAGATTGTGAGAGAGTGACACATGTTATAAAGATGATGGAGAACGACATTTTAAAAAAGCAGAAATCTGGTTTTTATAGGGATGTTGATTTATTAGCCACACAGGAAGAAGATGATATTCAGAATAAATATGATGAAATTGAAGGGACCACGAACCAAGGACCACGGGACTATCAATATAATATTTTAGAAATGCATGTTGATTGTAACATTGATGATTATACGGATCCTAATTCAGAAAAGAATGTTAAGGTTCCTTACATTATAACGATTGATGAAGGTTCAGGAAAAATTTTAAGTATTTACCGTAATTTTTCTCCAGATGATGAAACCTTTAAACGCAATGATTATTTTGTTCACTACAAGTTTTTACCTGGTTTAGGGTTTTATGGTTTTGGTTTAATCCATATGATTGGTGGTTTATCAAAAACTGCAACTGCTGCATTAAGACAATTACTTGATGCGGGTACTTTAAGCAATTTACCAGCTGGTTTTAAGTCTAGAGGTATTCGAATAAGGGATGATGATCAACCTTTCCAACCTGGAGAGTTTAGGGATGTGGATGCTCCTGGTGGAAATATCAAGGATCAGTTCCAAATTTTACCATTTAAAGAGCCAAGCAATGTTTTATTTCAACTTTTAGGTTTTGTTGTGCAAGCTGGACAACGTTTTGCGGCGATTGCGGACATGTCGGTAGGCAATGACACTCAAAACAGAGCTGTTGGAACGACAATTGCCCTCTTGGAGCGTGGTTCTAGGGTTATGAGTGCAATACACAAGCGTTGTTATTATGCTATGCGACAAGAATTCAGACTTTTGGCTCGTGTTTTTGGTACTTATCTACCTCCAATTTACCCGTATTCAGTATATGGGGGAAATAGGTTGATAAAAGCACCTGATTTTAGTGAGGATGTGGATGTTATCCCTGTTGCTGACCCAAATATTTTTTCTATGGCTCAAAGGGTGACTTTGGCGCAGACTCAACTACAGATTGCACAGTCCGCACCTCAATTACACAATGTTAGGGAAGCTTTTAGACGAGTTTATGAATCTTTAGGCACAAAACAAGTGGATAATCTACTAAAACCAGAAAAACCACCTATTCCAAAAGATCCTGCGATTGAAAATGCGGAGGCTTTACGAACAGAAGTTCCTCAGGCTTATCCAGAACAGAATCACGATGCTCACATCTTGTCACATGGGTCATTTATTAAGACTCGTATGGTTCAGATTAATCCTGTTGTGTATGCTTTGTTGCAGGCACATATATCTGAGCATATTTCTATGAAAGCAAGGGCTCAAGTTGTGGTTATTATTACTACACAAAGACCTGAACTACAGGAACTTAAAGACAAAGACCCTCAAGCATTTCAAATTGAGTTTGATTCTATGGTTGCTTTAAGAATAATGGAGTTAACTGCTGAATTACAGCAAGCTGAACAGATGACGGAAAAAGGAGATCCTTTAGTTGAATTAAAACAAAGAGAATTAGATTTGAGGGCTATGGATATGCAGAGAAAGTCTGGTGAATTTAGGACAGAAGAACAACGTAAAGGCAATGAGTTTGAACAGCGTATTGATTTGGATAAAATGAAAAGAGAAGATGCGGAAGATGCTTCTGAAGAAAGAATAAGAGTTGCTGATGATAAACTAAGATTACAGGCAGAAAAAATACAGGTAGATATGCAAAAAAACAATAACAAAGAAAGAAACTAGTATTATGGGTTTTGGAGCACCTCCTAAAAAAGGACCACAACCTCAAGGTATGAATGGGGGCAGACTTGTTGAACCTAAATTAAAAAAAAGAAAAAGATATGGGAATCGTTCTGAATATTCAAAAACAATAAAGACGGATAAAGGTTGGACAAATGTTCCTTCTATGTATGGTGGTCAAGAACATGGTGAAGATTTTTTAACTGAACTTTACAAAAATAATAAAACAGATCCTGAAACA